TCAGGCTGCCATGTCAATCTGCCCCATCCCCCCACGGGGGGAAACTTGTGGGGGAGTGTGGGGGAGCCCAGTTTTCCTGGAGTTTCCAGCCTCCAGTGCCCTTAATCCCCCCACACGGGCGAGGATCGAGGCCAACTTTTTACCCCTTACCTTTGCATAGCGTTGCGTAGTTTCTATCCGTTTGTGGCCTAACCATTCCTTGATCACAAGGATGTCGACGTCAGCATCCACCATGCGGGTGGCGCATGTATGACGACAGGTGTGGAAGACAAACTCGCCGTCTGACGCCAAGCCCATCGTGGCTTTCGCCTTGTCCCAGTGGCGCCTCAAGGACCGCTTGGAAGGCATCTCCCCACTCAGCAACTCACGGAGCAGTTTGGCCGTCTCAGCGCTGATGGGGACGGAGCGGGCTTCGTTGTTCTTGGTCTTCCAGATGTGGAAAAGACCGTCGTCCGTTCCCTCCTGGTCCACCTGGTCGATCTTAGCGCCCATCAGCTCCTCTCGGCGGCATCCGGTGTCGATCGCCACCCTAACCAGCTTGGCCGTGGCCGGAGGCAGCAACGAAAGCAGTTGGTCCTCCTCGGCGAACGTAAGCCATCGGAGGCGTCCCTTGCTCTCCTTGCGCCAGTCCCAACGGATTGCCGCGATGCTCTCCTTCCGATTGCCCTCCTGGAAATGCCATTCGAGGAACGTGCGGATATGGGAGATGTAGCGGTTGAGGGTTCCGTCAGCGATGCCCTTGTCATCAGCCGCCTTCAGGACCTTACGGACAGCCTCAGTGTCGATAGCATCCAGGGAGATGTTCCCTCCGAGGGTGCGCTCGACGAAGCGGATGTGCTGCCAGTTACCGGCTTCGCTGGCGATGCCCCGCCAGAGGATGCCTTCAGCCAGCTGGATGGCCTTGGAGAGCGTCACGCCCTCTACGGCCACCTCAGGTGCCTTCGGCTCCTCCTTCGGGTCCTCACCGGCCTCCCAGGCGGCCAGAACGCGTTTCTCGTCTGCCTCTGCCTCGGCCATGCTGTCGTGGCGCTTGCGGTATCGCTCGGCGCCCTTCTGAAGCTCCACGCGAAAGCGTCCGGTGAGCTTCCCATTTCGTTTGTCGGCGTAAATCGCCATTAGCGTTACTCCTTCATGATGGACACAACCTCCTGCGCCAGGAGACGTCCCTTGGGGGTCAGGGAGTACCTGTTGGTGCGGAGGTTCATCGGGTCGGGTTCGCGGGTGACCAGCTGATAGCCAGGCTCGCGCTTGCGGTTACGTTCGCCCAGGTCGAGCAGTTGTCGGCTCGCCGTCGAGACGTTGGTCCCCAATTTGTCAGCCAACTCGGTGAGAGTTACGCCTTCATTTTGGGCGACCTTAAGAAACGCCTCCACAACCTGGGTAGGTACCAGTGGGTCGATCGCCGTGCGCCACAGTCGATTTAAGCGGTCTGCCTTCGCGATGATCTTCAATTCTTCTTCGGTCATCGTAACTTCCCCTTAAAGTCGGCGACCAGAACACTGTCGTTCTGTTTCCTCCCGTTCAGTGTCCTAACGAACACATACGGAAAAGGTTGCCGATTGTCAACAATCCCACATGAAAAGAAACCCCCGGTGAAGGGGGGTCTCTAGGGCGCCTTAGCCGAGGAGTTGGGTGTTAATCCAGTCCTGGAAGAATGTGATCACAAAGACAATCACCGCACCGATTGTGGCGAGCAGCTTCAAACTGCTCTCCAGTTTGCCGATGCGGAGGTCGTGATCTTCCAGGGTTTCTGCGGTCTTTCGGTCCCGTTCGATGATGAAGTCGATCTTCGTCTCGACGCGTGCGAGGCGCTCGATGACCACTGTGTCATCTTGGGGCATTTGATTTAACTCTAAGGGATGAAGTTTATCCGACGACGCGGGTCTTTGGGGGGAGCCGTCACGAGGTAATAGCCGATCCGCGACACGGTGAGTGGTTGGAACGGACCCGAGACAAGCATCTGGGAGACCTTCGAGGCCTGAGGCCCTGGAGGCGCCCCTTCGACGATATACGCGCCTACCTTTGTAGACGTCAGGGACATTAGGCCAGCGCCTCCATGCCGAACTCGACGTCACCCTCGATCGCACTGCTCCATGCCCTGCCCGTCTCTGGGTTCAGGTCCCAGGTGGTAAAGAGTGGATTGAAGCCCTCGTCGATCTGAGGATGACTATAGGCCGTCGTGTGGTCCGTACCGTTGAGGCGCAGGTAGTGGCGGATGTTGAGCGGAGGCGCGGTCCCGTTGTTTCGGGCACGGGTGGCTACCACGACGGCCTTCACCACGCTGCCCGAGGCGGGCGCAGGGAAAGCAGGGCCGGTGAAGCCCTGCTTCAGGCCCACGCCCTCTGCCGTCACGTTGTCGGTGTCGTCGAGGCGGCCCTCGTCCACATCCTCAAATGTCCCGGTCCAGGCGTTGTTCACCCCGTTGGCGTTGGGGCTCTTCCGGGAAACAACGTGGCCGATCGTATTGTAGTTTGCGATGAGGATGCCTGAGAAACCACAATCCTCGTTGTAAGAGCGGTTCGCTCCCAGCCTGAGGGTCGCAAGGTTCTCCAGGTCCGACAGGTCTAGCCCCGTAGCCACCAGCGCGGCCTGGCCGTTTGTGTACACCTTGATCGTGCCCTGGGGGATGTCGATCAAGAAGTCGCACTTATCGTTGACGCAGGCGAAGGTCCCCGCCTCGGTGAATGTGTCCCCCGATCTGTACTGAGCAGACCAAACGCCGCCAGACACACCAGCGAAGCGGAAGACAGGAGCGCTTGTGTCGCCTGCCTTATAGACCTGTATGGGGTAAAAGTTGCTCTGGTTGCTGGCCGTTGCGTAATCCCACGTCAAATGAAACCAGGCCGCCGCTTGTCCCGCGTGCTCTCCAGTCTCCGGGTCCGTCATGCGGCACTCCACGAAGTTGGTCGAGGAGCCACCGTTGATCGTTACTCGGCTACCATCATCGCGGGAGCCGGGACCAGGCTGGATCGTGTCGAAGCAGGTTCCGACGAAAAAGGTCTTGTTCGCCATTAGACGCGGGTTCCCTTGATGGAGGCCGCGAAGTCCGCAATCGAAGCGTCAGTGGTCGCGGGGCATTGAACGATGAGGCGGTCGCCAGGCACGAAGGCCAGCGGTACGTTGAAGGTGGAGAACGACACGGAGCCGTCAGGAGCAACAACCACTCTCGCCGCCTCCACGCCGTTCTTGATGAAGGCCATGGCGAAGTAGTCCGTGGGCGGCGTGAGACAGAAGCCGGAGGAGGCTCCTACGAAGTTGGTGGGGAAGGTCACGGTGTCGACGAAAGCGTGCGCCAGGAGACGCTCGCTGGCTGTGGGCGTGTACGTGAAGTTCACCGGGATAGTGTAGCCGCGACCTTCAGGGCCTGCTGGGCCGATCGGACCTGGAGGACCTTCAGGACCAATGGGGCCTTCAGGGCCAACGGGGCCTTGCGGGCCCTGGAGGCCTCGCGGTCCCTGGATGCCCTGATCGCCGGGAGGGCCTTCGGGGCCTTGAGGACCTGCGGGTCCTGCGGGGCCAGTCGCGCCGGGAGGGCCCTGGGGTCCCGTGAGGTCGAGGGCTCCCAGAGCGTAGAAGGAGGTGTCGTGGATGCTGTCAGGCATCAGTATTCGCCTACGTTGGTGGGTGCTGGAATGGTGATGCGGGCCGACCAGGCTTCGGAGAGCGCCTGCTGCTCCAGGGCAACGGCGTGCTCCTCGTATCGGCTTTGATAGCCGCCCACGACGTCGGCCTCCATTTGGTAGAAGTCAGCGGCCAGCTGGGCGGCCTTGTAAAGGGTCGCCAGGAAGCCAGCCTCGGTCCAGACGGTCTTATCGTCGTCCAAAGTCGGGCGAAGGGTCTCGCCGTAGTAGTGGACATAGAGGACGGTGCCGGGGCTCGGCGTCGGCTTCACAAGGTAGCGGTCGGCGACCCTGGTGTAGATCGCAGGCTTCCCAGTGCCCTCGTACTTGAGGAAGCTGTCCAGGTCGGCGAAGTCCAGCTCACCCTTCTCCGTAAACACGGTGATGGTCTCCAGGAGGTTCGGCGGGAGGGACACTGCGTTGCGTGCGCCGTCCCAGTCCGACTTGACCAGGAGGATTTCCATCGGGCCGATGCGGAGGACCCGCTCAATAGCCGAGATGGCGTCGAGGACGAAGTCTCCGGCAAGCTCGTCCGTCAGGTCCTTGCGATTGATAAGCGCCCGCAAGCGCGTTTTAAGTCTGCCGAAGCTCATCGTCTATTACCGAAAGGTCTTCGACGTGCAGATGAAGGCGGAAAGGTCTTCGCGCTGCAGTCGGTTGAGAATGTCCTGGGCCGTGATGTTCGGGTCCCAGATGCTGAAGCCTTGTCGGTACCAATGGTCGACCAAGGCGCCCGGTAGCTCAGCGATTTTCACGTCGTCGGGGGCGAACTTGGCGTCCTGGTAGTCGCGGGTGTCGCGGATGCGCCGCAAGACTTCGTCGGGTACCTCTTGGGACGCTTCGATGGCGCCGGAGGTAATCTTCAGGTTTCGGTCGACCTCCAAGTGGAGGCGATCGGTGCTGTCGACGATGGTATGTAGGGTACTCTGGGTATTCACTGCTCGCCACGCATGGCATTGATGATTGGACTGAGAGCGGCCCCCAAGACGCTGCCCATGCCGCCTTTCGGGGCGGGCTGCTGCTTCTGGTTGGTCTTGGGGGCCACAGGCTGGCCGAAGCTGCCACGCCCCTGAGGAGTGGGGCCGGTGGGCTTCGACATCTGCAGCTGGCGTAGGGCCTCGTTGGCCGCCGCTCGGCGCTGCTGGAACTGTTGGGGGCTTTCGCCTGGGCGCTGGGATGATTGAGCTGCCTTCAGGGAGGCATCAAATCGGAGCTGCCACTGGTTCAGCCGGGGGTCGGGCTGGGACATTGAAAATATAAGGCACGGGCCCCCGGCCCCCGTTAGGGGACCAGGGGAGTGCCGGAGGCCTTACTTGAGGCCCTGGATGAGCACAGCGCCCTTGCGGTTGTCGTGCTTCAGACCGTACTCGCCAGCGAGCATGATCTTCGTGTTGTCGCCGGTCTTGGCGAGCGTCTCGCGGAACCAGGTGCGGCCCTTGAGGGTCGTTAGGCGCCACATGCTCGGGTCGAACAGGAGCGCAAAGTCCGGCTTGATCTCGCGGTTCACCGTCACGCGGAGGGTGCCCAGCGCGGTCGTGTAGATGTCCACCTTGACCATGATCTGGGTCGGCTTGGCGCCAACGTCACGGACGCGCTCGGCGGTACCTGCGAACTCCGAGACCAGCTCGGCGTCGGTGGGCTTCACCATGAAGGTCTCGGCGCCTTCCGAGCCGCTGTCGAAGGCCTTACGGATCGCTGCGCGGACCATGGCCTCGCTCAGGTCGGCACCTGCTGCGTCGATCTTATTGTCGATATGGACCAGCTGCGAAGCCGAAGCGAAGCGACGGGCGACCGTATCCGAGCCGAGGACCATGGCCTGGTCGACGCCTACCAGCGCCCGCTCATGGTCGAGGCGCAGCGACTTGCCCTTCTTTACGATCTGGCGGGCCAGCTCATTGGCGCGGCCATAGTGGTCGGTCGCCTGCAGCGAGCCCGAGAGCTTGATCGTGCGCGAGAAAATCTGCGTGGTGTTCTGCAGCATCTCGGTCGTGTCGCAGGCCTCTTCCGTGGCGTCGAAACCTTCAACCTGGGCGTTGTCCTTGCCGCCCTCCAGCTCGTCTTCCTGCCAGCTGTAGAGCTTCTGCTTCACGGTCTCCGCACCGCCGATAGCGGTGGTGAACGGGGTCTTGTGCGGCGTCAGCATCGAAATGACGTCCGAAACGTCTTCCTTGGCACCAACGGTGTCGTAGGTCTTGAAAGTAGGCATGTGTTTTTCTTTTCTCTTTGAAAGTGAGGTATTGTTGGATTGTTGAGGGGACGTGAGGGCTTACTTGCCCTTCACTCCCCATCGGCCCATGAGCAGGGCCATTGCATCGCTGTCGGAGGCCTGTCCCGACTTCACCTTGCGCTCCAGGTTCTTCTGGACCTTCTCGGTCTTCGTCGGGATGCTTTCGCTGCCACCGGAGCGTCGGACCTTCTTCGGCGCCATCTGGACCTTCTCGCCGGTCGCCTTCTGGGCGGCCCGGTAGAGGCGTGCGTCGTTGATGATCTTAAGGACGTTCGGGTTGACGATCTGGGAGACGTCATCTTCGGGCAGCCCTGCGGCTACGGCGAACTGGACGATCTCCTTGTACATCTCGGGGCCAAAGCCCTTGATGCCGGACGTCGGGTCCTGGAGGGCACGAACGGCAGCGACAGCCTGCTCCTGGAGCTGGGCCGTCTGGCGCTCGTTGGCTTCCTTCCCGAACTGCTCGGCGGCACCCACAAGCCGCTGATAGCGGCCCTGGAGCCGGGTGTAGTTCTCCCGGTGCCACTGGAACTCGCCAGGGTCCATGCGCTGGCCTTCGAGGACCCAGTCGACGCCGTTGTAGGCCTCCAGGTCTTCAGTCACCAGTTGCAGCGATCCACGAAGGACCGTTGCTGCACGCTGGCCTACCAGCTCGGCCTCTTGGGACTTGCGGGACAGCTCGGGGCCCTGTGCCGCCATCGCTTTGAGCTGGGCGACCGTGAACTCCGTTGCCTGCCCGTCGACTTCGACAGAGACTACGGCTTCGTCTGCCACCGGGGCGGCCTGGGGAGCCTGAGGATTGTCGTCGTCGTCCCCTTCCCCATCGTCATCGTCCCCATCGTCGCTGTCGTCGTCTTCTGGGTCGTCCCCATCGTCGTCGTCGTCATCGTCGATCGGTTGACCATCGTCGTCGTTCTGGTCGTCTTCGTCTTCGTCTCCCTCGTTGCCCTTAGCACCCTTCGGAGGGAGCATGGAGGCCATCAGGGAGGCCATGGCGTCGTCATCTGACGGGCCAGTGTTGGTAATGTCATCCGCTGGGATGCTCATTTTTCACTTTCAGTATTCGGCACCTGTTTCCTCCTGGAAGAGGTCGGTGTCGTCGGTGCCGGGGGTTGATCGCGTGGCATTCTCGGCGATGGCCTGACCTTCAGACTGGATTGAGACCAGCTCTTCGGTCACGGCTGCGAGGCCACGAGATAGGTTGTAGAGGTGCTCCCGCTGGGCGGTGTCGCCTGGGGCGCTCCTGAGGATGCCCTCCGCGCACTGGGAGCGGACCCTCTCGATGGCGAGAAGGTACGCGGGGCTCTCCAAGAGAGAGGCGGCTGCCTCCCCCTCGGTGACCTTGCGCAGCTCCTCTTCGGTGAGGTGCGTGTCGTCCATATTCCCTTAGCTGTTGGGAGACGCGATGGCTGTGAGCTTCGTGTTCTCCGGGGCGGCGGTGATCTGAGCGTGGAGAGCAAGCTCCAACTCGGCCAAGGCGATGTCGATCCGGTTGGCCGTCTCGCGGTCCTTCCGGTCTTCGGCCTGTTGACGTGCGGCCATGTCGGCTTGCCCAGTAAGGCGCTTCCATTCCAGCTCGGCGTTTTCGCGTGCGATGGTGTCCATGACCTGCTGCTCGCGAAGTGCCTGCTGGCGTTCCATGACTTCGGCTTCCTTCTGCAGCTTGGCGATCTCTGCCTGCTGCTTCGGGTCCTGCTCGGGCGGCCCCAGGGTCTCCGGGTCTGCCAAGTAGTCGGCGACGTTTTTGACGCCCTTGATGTTCAGGGTGTCGCGCCACAGGTTGTAGGCCTGCTTCTCGCCATAAACGCGGGCCATCTTCGGGCTTCCCTGGAGTGCTTGATGCAGGTCGGCCATGTCAGCCACCACTTGGTCACGTTCGCCGTACCCGAGGGACATATCGACGGAGACGTCGCGGCGGGCCTTCCAGGCTGCGGGAGTGATCGGGACGAACTCGCCACCGATCTCCAGCATCTGCTTCTGGCTCTCGTTCTCCAAAGCCAGCTTGTAGACCTTGAGGTAGAGCTGGGAGACGAACTGCAGGGCGAAGTTGCGGGCGATAACCTTGGTTCGGGTCTTCGACGCATCGGACAGATGCTCGACCAGCCCCTTGCTGTTCTGGTGGCTCAGGGCCTTCTTATCGAGGCCTTGCGACAGGCGGGAAATGCCCGTCGTGTCCTCTCGGTCGCTGTCCACCATCTGGATCGTCTGGAGGACGAAGGGGTTGATGGGCGACTGGGGAAGAGGCGCCACGCTAGAATTGACGTCTCGGACGTTGACCACGCCGCCCCTGCGGTTGTCGAGCAGCTCGCGGGGGTTCGCTACGCCGCCACGGGCAACCTGCCAGCGGGGGTTCGTCGCCTCGACAGCCTGCTCCAGGATCGCACGGGTGAGCGTGGTCTTGGTGTTGGCATGAGGGATCGTGCGGGCTGCGAAGTTGTTCCCCCAGAACGTGTGAGGGATTGGCTGTGGGACGTAGGCCAGGAACGGGTGATCCGAGACGCGCTGCTTATCGAGCATTACGTCGCCACAGTGGACCACTCGCCATAGCTGCTGGCTGCCGGTGCCCAGAGCGTCGATGCGGATGTAGCTTTCGTACACCGTGACCATCCGACTGGCTTCGTCGGGAAAGTCGTCGTCGCTGTAGAGGCCTGTGAGGGTGTCCTCCTCGCGCTGCATGACTTCGGTGTCGAGAGCCAAGTCGTCGTCGCCGGTCGTGATCGAATAGACCAGCTCCATGTCGTAGCCGTCCTCTACCAGCTCCCCGAGGGTGCAGCGGTAGCGGTGAGCAAGGTATCGGGCCTTGTCGAGCTTGCGGGTCCTGCCGCCGATGATGAACTCTTCGGGCGGTACGGCCTCGAAAGTCACCTGTGAGCAATCGGTCACCACTTCGTATTCGGCGTCGATCAGGGGCTCGCCGTTCGGGCCTTCGGTCACCTTCGGCTTGCCCGTGAGGCGCACGTTGGGCTGCGAGAGCTGGACGGAGGCCTGCTCATACGGCACGCCCTTGAGGCGATAGACGTCGACATCCTCGCGTCGGTCCCAGAAGACCTTGGCGATGCCTGCACGGCACGTCAGGCCGTCGTGGACGATGTCCTGGAATGACAGGAGGCCATCATTGCGGCGGTGGACCGCATATTCGCAGTAGGCCGTGGCATGGCGGGCAGGTACGATGTCCTCGGGGCCCTGGGGGGAGAATTGGACAATCTTAGAGCCTGCGCCGAAAGTCTCGACGATCTCTGCCTTCATGGTCTCGACGGAGAGGTAAACGTCCTGGGAGACGAACTTGGAGCCGCCCTCGCGCATTGGAAGGGGCGCCTTGCCGAGGTAGTACTGGGTGACCTTGCGCCGCTCTTCGGCGAGCTTGGTGTCCAGGAAGGCGGTGCCCTCTTGCGCCTGATGCCGACAAGCGGACAGGAGCTGTTCATCCGACAGCGCGGTCGGTTTGCTTTTCATTCTGGTATCTCGAAGTAATCGTCGTCCTGGTTCTCGATCAGTGACCAGGCGCCCTCGTGGATGTGGTTAGCGATGGCGAGCGCCATGACGCAGTCGTCGTGGCAGCCTACCTCGTGCTCGATCTTCCCCGTCTTGGGGTCGGCCACGAAGGACGTCATCTCGTCGATGGTGGTTGCGTCGTTAAGCTGGATCACGTCCTCGCGGACAGCGGAGCGCAGCTCGTCGATGATAAGGGGGCGGGTCTTGACGTCGGTGTAGAAGCCAAGCTCCTCCCGCGTCTCGTCGGTGGTCTTGTCGTAGACCTCCCGGACATAGAGGTTGCCGTAGGTCTTCGTTTCTCCCTTCACCATGATGCCCGTCTTAAAGAGCAAGGTGTTGGGCAGAATGCCGTGGTTGTTGAACTCGATGCCCATTCGGGCCTCGTTGAAGAGCATCCCCAGATGATAGAGGATCGTCGCCAGGTAATCGGGCTCGACCTTGCCGCGCCATACGGCCACCTGCCGCTTCTTGCTGTCCAGGACCTGGGCGACCGACCAGTCCCCCTCTGAGTTGTCGCCCTCGCCGCCCGTCCCCTTGGAGACGTCGACGCCGATGGTGTACTCTTCGTGAGGATTGATCTCGGCGTACATGAGCAGCCGCCCTCGCGGGTCCGGCTTCATGGTCTGCTCGATCGGGCAGTAATCCATCCGATGAAGGATGTCGGGCAGGTTCTCCAGGCGGGCGTGTAGCTTCATCAGGTTGAACACGGGGGCGCCGGAAGTCAGGAAGGCGTCCTTGGGGAACGTCGGGTATTCCTGGTTCCACAGGGGCTCGCCGTCGAGGGCGATCTTTCTGCGGCGGAAGAGCAACTGCTCGTCCGTCAGTACGTCGCCGTATTCCTCCAGGACCTTGAGGGCCAGCTCGTGCTCCTCATGGGTACGAACGAAGTCCTCGGTTACCGGGATGGCGTACTTCTCGTCCATGAACCACGGAATGAAGCACAGGAGGTAGCCATTGGTGCCCTGCTGGGCTCCCTGGCAAATCTCGTAGAACGGGCCGGACATACCGCGTGCGGTACTCTCGACGAATACGAAGGTGTCTTCGACCTCAGGAATGGCCTGCAAGAGGCCGTTCATGATCTCCCGCGCCTTCCCCTTGGGCCATAGGCCTACCTCGGAGAGGTGGGCCAGCTGGAGGGTTTCGCCGCGACCGACAGTATCGGCGCCTGCGGTTGCGACCATGTAGCCACTGTCGAGCTTGTCGAACTTCAGCTCTCGGGCGTTTGCACGCTCGGTGTGAGGCTTGAGGAGAGGGATCATCTCCGCATGGAAGCGCTTCGTCATATCGAAGAGTGCGGAGGTGGCCTCTCCCTTGTGGGTCACGACGATGCCCTTGGTGGCCTTGTGCTGGCTAATCCACCAATACAGGAAGCCGCCGATCACGGTGGACAGACCCAGCTGGCGAGCCTTCAGGATCACGATGCGGACTCGGCCCGTCTCCTTCCACTGACGAATGACCATTTCGAGGAAGCGGAGCTGGGCGCGGTTAAGCTGGAAAGGGATGACCCTGGCGTCTTTGGTCCTGATCTTTAGGACCTTGCGGGCGTAGAACTCGTAGTCTTCTAGGAGCCGCTTGCGGGTCGCCTTCCGACGCTCCGCGTTGGCTGGGGAGGACATCAGTCGTCGGCGATCTCGTCGAGGTAATCCTCGGCGGTCTTAACGGTGATCTCCTGCTTGGAGGTCGGCTTGGCTTTGGTAAAATCCAAGACCAGGCGGGCAGCTGCGAGCTTGAGCTTGGCGTCCTCCTGGGTGCGGAGGATGACCATGCTTTCCTTAAGAGCCTCGACGGCTCGCGGGTCGTCGGGAAGTTGGTCGTTTTCGGCCATCTTCTTCATGATCCTTTCGACGATGATGGTTTGTTCGGCCTTGCGGGCCTCGAATTGTTCGACGGTCAGGGTGCGGGGGACGCCAACGCGTCTTCCACCGCTCGGACCTTTCCGTTTAGCGGCGAGCTTGCGTGCGTATTCGCTGCGTTGCTCGGGGGTTAATCCCGCCCAGGGGCCGCGTGGGGCCGCCTTGGGCTTGGGCTCAGGGACTTCCACCCTTCCGGCCAGGGCTTCAGCAACGAAGTCCTCGACCTTCGGGATGTTCTTAGCCCCCTTAGGACGGCCACGGGGCCGCCCGGTTGGCTTGGTTGGCATAGAAACCCTTGAATTGTGGGGGCCGGTTCAGGTACTCGGAGCGGATGCCCAACGAGAAGCGACCCATGACAGCGCAAGAGCGGTACGATATGATCGACGAAGCGCTCACGAACGTCTTGCGGGCAGGCAAGGTCGAGGTGACCGACCAGTTTATGTACCATATGCAAGTCTATGAGCGCTGCGTGAGGGCCGCTCTCGACCTGCCTAGTTCGGCAAACTAGAGCCGTCTTCGGCGGGCACGTAGGCCCGTAGAGCAGCCTCCAGGAACGTGGGCTCCTGCGACAGACGCTGCCGGAAGGCTTCCTTCGCCTCCGGCGAGTAGCCCGGACCCTGGTATTCCGGGAAGTCCTTCTTAACGATGTCGTCCAGCGTCAGCCGGTGCCCGATGGAGTGGTTGCTGAGCGCCTGCATGACCCGGTCAATCGGCGACGGAGGGGCCTTCGGGGCACGTTCGGCTAGGGCGGCCTTCATGCCTTCGAGGTCCCAGGTGCGTGCGGCGCCTAGCGCACCTCCCCTCTTCACCATCTCACGCTTGCCATAGGCCGTCGTGCGCGGGTCCGGCATGAACTCGGCGGCTTGGCCTCCGAAGATCAAATCGTCAGGTAGGAGCCCCGCCTTCTGGTCGGCGAAAACTGTGTCCTCGACGGATGCAGTGCGGTTGGTTTTCCCATGCGGTCCAAAGTTGAGCCAGCTGTTCTGCCCCAGGGTCTCCGAAGCGAGCGCTCGCTGGGCTGCAGGACTGAAGGTGGGCAGGTGCTGCAGATAGGCATGGTTCTCGCCGTTAGCACGGAAGCCTACACCCTCCTTGGCGTGGCCCAGTGCGTCATGGACAGCCCGGAACGCGTCGTTGTAGGTCACGTCCTTGCCGCGCCACTGGACGCCAGGGACCGTCTCCAGGAGCGGGTTGTCGGCGATCATCTCGGGAGTGAGCCTGTCGCCGCTGCCGAAGCCTGCAGAGGTCGGATAGACCTGCATCTTCTTGTTATCGCGCAGGTCCTGGATCGCCTGCCATACGTGGGGGTACGGGTTGTCTTCCGGGTCCATAAAGCTGAACGTGTAGCCGCGCTCCTGAAGGTCCTTCAGCTGATCAGCCACCTCGGCCTTTAGGGCGCTGTATGCTTCCGCGACCTCCGGGTCTGCCGGATTATGCTCCATCTCATCATAGGCACGGGCTACGCGGGAATGGAACGCCTCGTCAGCCGGGGCGTATCTGGTCGGCGGGGTATAGTTCAGCCCCCTTTCGCGGGCGTACTCCTCGGCCATTGTGCGCAGAGGATCATAAGGGCCGAACGTCACGCGCTCGCCGTTGATCTTGGTCGTCGTGGGCGCCCCAGGGAGAGGCTTCTCGCTGCGCGTGACCGGCAGGGGCTCGAAGGCAACCGCAACATCTCCAAGAGTGTCATTGGTCACCCGGTAACCCGCGTAGCCTGCATCCTTGATAAGCTGCTCAGTGATACCCGCGCCGCTGTAGGTCCGGTCACCGTAGACGTAGCGGCCCGCAGGCGTCCGCTCCAGTTGGTCAATCCGCTCCGTAATCCAGCTCTTGTCGCCATTGGCGTCGAAATAGCGTTCAGGGTCTATCTCGGTATCGTACTTGTAGGGGCCGAGGCCCCCCTCCTTCTTGTACGGACGCTTGACGCCCTCTCCTTCGGCAAGGCCCAGATAAGTGCGCGGAGGTGCGGAACTCATCTCAGCCCGCTCTGCACGGGAGATGAAGCCAGCCTTCCGGTTCTTGCCCCACTTTGTCGGGTCGGTCTCAGTGAGGTCCGGTGTGTCGGACCAATGGCTCGCCTTGATCGGGACAGCGCCCTTCTCGTCGCGAATGAGGTCGGCGAGGACGCCCTTGGTCTTCGTCGAGGCAAAGCGCGTGGCAGCCCCTGCGGGCGGATGGGGAGCGACGAAGGCGCCGTCGATCGGAAAGGCCTCCGGGAGGCCGCCGATAAGTTCAGAGGGCCGCATATGGACGCCCATGAACTTCGCCGTGGCCTTGTCAGCCTCGGAGCCTTCCCACGCGTTGTCCGCTGCCTGAGCAGCCCAGTCGGTAGCATGACCGGCGAGCTGCAGAGCGCCGACAGGGACGTCAGCCAGGGCAGCGAACGCCCTGTTGAAGATGCCGAAAGGTCCCTGAGCATCGGTCCCCAGCCAGCGCTTAGTCTCGTCTGACATCCCCAGGCCGCCGTCTTTGCGGATGCGCTCGGCCACTGAGGGGTTCGGTTTGCGCTTCGCCCCCGGCTTCTTCGTGGCCTTCGGCTTGGAGGGGGTCCAGGTGTCCGCCACGGATTTGTCGAGGGACTTGGCGCCTGGCTTCAGGGGCCCATTGTAGTCTGGGAGCTTGTACGACGCCCAGACGTCATCGAACGCCCCTTTCGGGCGCTTGGTAGTCGTCATTTATAGGTCCGGGAGGTTGGGGGGCCGAGGGTTATCCCCCTGCCCCTCACGGTTGGTTGAAGTTCTTGTCCGGGTCGTGGCCGCTCGGCTTCAGATTGGAGCCGTAGAGCGCGGTCGTGCCGATGCTTGCCTTGTGGAGGAGGTCGGCAAACCTCACGTCCTTCTCAGCCTGGGCAGCGATGGCCGCCAGGGCCTCTCGTACCGTTCGGGCGTCACTGGCCGTTATGACCCTTGCGACTTCTTCCTTCACGCGGTTGCGGTAGGAGGGAGCCATGCGTGCCACTACGGCGCCGAGGAGACGATCACGCACGCCGCTGAGGGTAAGCGGGATGTCTGAGGCGGAACCGTTGAGGTCATTGTCGAGTGCCTGTCGAGCTGCCGTCCTAGAGTTGCCCGCCATCTCGTTGAAGTTGAGATTTCCCTGGTGCTCGTATTCGAGCCGCTCCTGGAGGTTGCGCACGCCACCAGTGTTGCCGGTCATCTCAGAGAGAGCCGCCTGCTTTGTGTCGTCGCCGAGCATCTTTCGGACGTGGTTTGCCGTGCTTCCATTCGGGAACTGGGCGCCATATCGGGAGGCCTCGTCGGCCATCGCGGTTCCGGCAGCGGTCGACCAGGGACCACGGGCAGCGTCAGGCATCGCCCGCATCTGCGCATTGATCTCGTGGCCGGAGAGCTTGCCTACTTCGCGACCGTTGTTGAAGCCGTCGATCATCGCCATGTCGTCGCCGTAGCCTTGCACGGCCTGGCGATAGTGGTCGTTCTGACCCATCAGCTCCGTTCGGAGGTCGCGGGCCCGGTTGTTGATGTGGACGGAGTTGGTGGTGCTCTCGATCCTGCCGGTGACGGGGTTGACGTGGGATGCCGCCCGCCCGTTGTCGGACATAGCGCGGATTACTTGGTCGTAGCCTTCGGTCGAGAGGCCATTATCGAGTGCCACGTAGCCCCGCTCTGGGAGAGCGAAGTGCGGGACGTTCGGCGGAAGTCCCCCTGCGTCACCCTCGAAGTACCGGAAGCCCATGGCGGTCGGGTCCTTCGGGAGGCCGGTCGCCGGGTCGATCTGGTTCTGGATGTTCTCGTAGGCCTGCGGGAGAGCCCTGCGGAAGGCGGGGATCTGCTCAATAGCCTGGATCGGAGGGGTGCGGTACATCGGCTGCGTATAGGCGGCCTGGTAGTGAGGCGCGGCGGCAGCTGATGCCTCCCGCTTCGCCTGCTCGACGTAGGCGATTGGGTCGGTGGTCGTGGGCAGCGTTTCAGCGACGTGTTGCCGCACGCGGGCGGCTTCGGAGGCCTTCCGGGTGTTCAGGGCCTCTCGGACCATGCTTTGGCCGGGGCCCATGCCCCTGGAGGACCAGCTCGTCAGGTCCCGCATGTCCTGCGTCACGTCGCCGACCATCGCCGGGACGCCGATCGCGTTGCGGTACGCGACCTCTTGTCCGATTGCCTCGGGGTTGGCCGGACGGCTTGGGATGCCGGGGCCCCGTGCGATCTCGCCTTGGTTCATGTGATGGCCGAGCATTCGGCGGGCCTGTTGGACGGCTGCCGGTGCTCGCTGCTCCGTCGCTCCGATCATTCGATCGACAACTCGCCCGGTGCGCTGCGCTACAGCGTCAACGCCGGGGACGTGCTCACGGGCCCATCGGCCTGCAGCCCCCATCCGGTCGAAGCCATAAGGAAGAGCGGCGCCGACAGCCAGGCCTGCGCCCCCATCGACGACAGCGTTGCCTCCACGGGTGCCGAGGTCGAGACCTTCGCCCTTACCGGCACCTGCGGCTGCACCATAGGCGGCACCAATGCCTGCGCCCTGGGCAACCTTACGGCCCATGCTGGCGCCCTTCAGTGCTCGGCCTGCCGGGAGGGCCATCCCTGCGACCACACCGGCTCCAGTAGAGACAGCTTTGGCGGTCGGATGGTTCTTGGCGAAACTCGCCTGATTACGCTTGTACTTCGCCTGGGCATCGCGGAACGCCTTGCCCGCGTCCCCGCCTGTGACGAAGGCTTTGGCTGCCCTGGGGGCCGCGTACAGCTCGTCCATCCAATTGGGGGCAATGTTGTCCCACATATTGCCTGCAGCGTCTGCGGCGGTGTCGACGAAGCCTTTGTAGCGGTCCCAGAGCCCCGGCTCAGCCTTCGGGGCTGGCTTGGAGGCGGGCTTTGGGGCTGGCTTGGGGGACGGTGCGGATTGCTGCTTCCGCTGCCAGTAGCGGCTTGCGGCGGCGGCGGCCTGCTTAGGATCGTCAGTGGGGACGTTCACATAGGAGCCGTCCGGGAGTTTGACGCGTGTCTCGCTCATTCGACGATGTTTCCTTCGAGGTCGATGGTGACGGGTTTCGCCCCCTTCGCGCTCGGAGGTGGCTTCGGGAGGCTCTTGGTCCTCGGTTTCGTGCGTCCGCTCATGCGGTCGGCGTACATGCCTTCGCCGAGCGTGAGGTAGCTCTCGAAGGTCTGCCCCTTGGCATTCGGGTTGCTCAGGGAGCCGTTGCGGGCGATCCACTGGGCCGTGAGCTTAGCGCGGAGCTGCTCAAGACCGGATTGGTACATCGCGTCCTTTACGATGCGGGTGTTCTCGCCCTGGGTCTTGTACGGCCCCAGTCCGGCTAGGCGGATGAGCGCCATGTCCTTGTCGGACGCGGCACCCTTCACGTTGGCGGAGTTTTTCAGAGCCGCCGAAGCCCCCACGGTGGACAGCTCGTCCATAGCGCCGAGTGTTTCGTCGTCTTCCAAGGCGCGGAATGGTGTGCCGAGGATGCCGCCGATCTTATCGAGGATGCCCCCGTCCGGCTTCGGAGTGATAGCGTCTAGCCAAGCTGCCTTCGTGGGGCCGCTGATCTTTTTGATGGCGTGGCCTGCCGAGCGATAGCTCCGCATGGCGTCACGTTCGGCTGCCGCCCGAGACTGCGCAGCGATGAGCGCCTTGCGGTCGTCCGCACTGGTCTTGGCGGGGCCGCCAGAGGAGGCCGGTGGTGTGTATGAAGTGTCGACGACGGCTTCACCGTTTCGGATAACGATGCGCCGCTTGCCATCCTTGGAGATGGCGGTTTTGCCCTCGTATTCGGGTCCGTAGGTTGCCATAGTTTACTGCCAGATGAAGCCAGCCGGAGGCCTGGTTTGTGGTGCCCGCCGAGAGGCTGGCGGTTTGTCGATGCGCTGTTGGCCTTGGCGCAGACGCTCGGCGCCCTGCTCCGTGCGGACCTGGAGGGCCCGTTCGGCGCGGTCATTGGTAATTGCTTGACCGACCGTGGTCCCCATGTTGCCCATGACCGTCGCGTAGGTGGGATCGTAGCCAGGAGGCATCCCTGTCACGTCGACGCCTCCGAACATCTCCGGGTGTTCCATCAGGGTGGCGTAAGCTGCCGCCCGCTCGCTCTCGGGCAACTGCCCGATCGAGTAGATGGCCCGCGCCCTCTGGTCGATGACGTCCTTGGTCTTGGGGGCACGTTCGGCGGCGGCCTTCGCGTCCAGGACCTTTGCGAACTCTGGCACCTCGCGGATGACCCGCTGGCCGTCCGACGTCGTGGTGATTTCGAAGCGATCATCCGGCCCGCCGTAGGCGATCGAGGGCCGCTCGGCCTTCTCCTGGGCCCTGAGGTCGTCCATGCGGCCTGAGAGTGCCTTTCCGGCTGCGCCGAGGCCGTCCGAGAAGTTGTGGCCGCTCAGGAATCCTGCACCGATGTCGAGGAGCGTCTGGCCGAGGTTCTCTTTCGAGAATGGGCCTCTCCGCTTGGCACTGGGCGGCGCTGATGGAAGGCTGGGGCCGCCGAGAACCTCTTCCTGGTCGGTTTCGGGGGCGCCGCTCTGATCCGGCAGCGTCTGCATGAGGTCTGCCCAAGGGATGCCTGCGCCCGTCAGCTCGCCGGGTTCGGCGGTGCGTCCAACGGCCCACGGGGGAGGCTTGGGCAGCCCCCTGCGTTGCGTGTTGAGCATTAGAGTTTCTCGTAGTTGACGGTAAGGAAGCCGTTGATGGGCTCGCCGAGGGCGTGCGGTCGGATGCTCTGGACCTCATCGGCCATGACGCCGAAGTTCACGGTGTCATCCGGCTCCCAGATGTAGGACCAGGTGTAGATGCCCAGGCCGTCAGCCAGCTCTCCGACCTTGCGGATGTTGGTCTTGAGGCGGCGGTCGGAGAAGGACTTTGCTACCCCTGCGGCTGTCGAAGCGGCGCCGAGGACCTGGCCCAAGATGGAGCCCGAGGACTTCTCCTTCGTCTTGCTCGACGAGGTGCCGCTCTGTCCCCATTGGTTGGAGCCGACGATATTCATGTACTTGGAGAGCTGATCGAAGGCGCGATTGTCGTTGCCTTCCCAGCTGGCGAGGTCGGCGTCGAGCTGGCCCTGTCGGTCCTGCTGATCCAGGGCGTTGGCCGCGTTGATCCGGTCGAAGGCACCATAGCCCGCCTGCGTGCCCGCCGAGAGGGCGTCGATGCCCTGCTGGCCGAGCTGGCCGTAGGCGTTCGCGGCGTTGAGGCTCGCGGCAGCTTCGTCCTTCGCCAGGCCGAGACCTTCACTGTATGCCTTGCTGCGGAGGTTCGCGCCGATCTGGGCGATTTCCTCGGCTGCGCCTCGCTGGGCGATGCCCGATGCGATACCGGCACGCGATGAGTTGATGTTGCCGCCTGCGCTTGCCGAGCGGTCGACCGAAGGGAGGATGTTCTCCGTCAGGTTCCGCCGAACGTCGCCTGCAGCGGCGTCAATCTGGTCCTGGAGGTACGGGCTGTCTGCGTACCTGCGGGCAGCGGAAGTGATCGCGTCGGTGGATGAGCCCGAGATGTATTTGTCGATCATGCCGCCCGCTTGGGTAGCGTATCTGGCCAGGTTGGAGCCGATCGACGACATCTGGTTCGCGGCGTTCATGCCGGTGCCAGACGCGAAGTTGGTCATCGCCTGGAGGGCCTTCTTGGCCTCGTCGGACATACCCGCGTAGAGGTCGCCGGAGTACCAGGGGGTGCCCTTGGATGCGTTGTAGGCGTCGGTTGCGCCTTGGAAGGCAGTGTCTAGGTAAGGCTTCTGGTAGCTGCTCGGGCCGCTGTCGAAGCTCTCGTTGGTGGTGGTAGTCTTGGAGCCACTGAAGAGGCCCATGGGGATTTCCTGAAGATTTCGAGAGGAAGGTCAGGCTGCCGGAGCGCCTACCAAGTAGGCCATGCCGAAAGCTGAGTTGTTCAGCCCGCCGCCCGTAGTCTCGCCGGTAATGGCCCCGACCGCCTCGGGTGTAATGCGGCCAAAGACGCTTGGATGGTTAAGGCTGTCGCTTGGAGGCGTCATGTAGTCTTGGGTCAGGCCGGGGCGCGGATAGAAATAGAGGCCGGGAGTGGTGTCATGCGTGAGCACGATCATTCCCACAGCCTTTCCGTCGAAGGGCTCGGGTGGAGCATAGAACGAGAACAGATGACCGTCCTCGGCTGCGCCTCCCCCATTCACGGGAAAAAGGCCGGAGGCGTCCGCGTACTCATAAAGGACAGCGCCTTGGTTGTCGGAGGCCGACATATCGTAGCTTCCGCTGTCGCCAGCCACCGCACGCCGTATCCAGAACATGACGCCGTTATTGTCGTTGCTTTTCCAGGCAGCGGCCCGGATGAAACCTTGGGGCCTGTAGGAGCCAAGGCTGCCGAAAAACCCGCCTGTCACCAGGACCAGGAGGCTACCTGGGGTCGGCGGCGTGGAGAGCGCGATGTTCCCATCGTTTCGGAGGGTCGCGGGCGGCTGCACGAGGACCGGCATTTTCCGAGAGGAGCCGCCGCCGCCCGTACCTGGCTCGCCTTGTGGGCCTTGGGGACCAGCTGGACCCTCGGGGCCCTGGGGGCCTTGCGGCCCTTGAGGCCCTTGCGGCCCCTCGGGTCCGGGGGCGCCTTGAAGACCATTCGGTCCCTGTGGCCCCTGGGGGCCGCGCAGAGAGGCGATCCACTCACCTTCCGTCCCGACGTAGCCGTTGTCCACAGCGACGTCGTAGGCCGACTTTCCGGGGCTTCCTGGGCCTCCTCCAGCCTCAAGGGCCTTCAGGCGGTCGTCAGTGGCGCCAGAGACGGACTGGAGCTTGTCCAGCTCGGCCTCAAGAAAGCGGGGGAAGCTGTTAGGATCGACGGGGCGGATGGCCCGCTGATAGCGAGTTGCGGCTGCTCGGCCCATTAGCGTCTCCCACGGACCAGAAGTTGAATGTCGAAAGAGTGAAGGTCGAAGTCTTGCTGGCCGCGACAATGGAAGCGCCAGGAGACGTATTTGCCCGCCTCGTTGAGGTCGATCCGGGTCTCAGACGTAGGGTCGATCTGGAACTCGGGACCCCATTCGGGCTCGGAGGACACGACATTCGCGGCGCCGAACTGGAATGAGCAGTCCTGCCACCTGTCGAGCCTGAGCTGGGGCCAGATGGCCTGCACGTTGACGTGCTGCGTCAGGCGTTTGCCGTAGGCGTCCAGGTCGATGCCCGTGCGCTCGACCATCGCGGGCCGGATGGTCTCCGGGGCAATGTCGAGCTTCAGGCGCCCGCCGTTAATCAGCTCTTGGCCGTAGATGCGGGCCTGAGAAAGCCCAAGGGTGGGATCGGAGCGGGCCGCGAGCAGCGCGTGCTGATCCTCGTCGCCCTCGGTGGTCATCCAGAGACCGCCAGCGTCAGACCATGAGGTAGCCTGATCGTCCTCCCAGTCGCTGCCGGACAGCAAGGCTGCCCGCGTGCAGGACACGATGTTGGGGACGTCGTAGAAGGTCCAGGTGTCGTTGGAGTAGTTATAGACCGCCTGCCGGTTGCATCCCGTCGTGGCGCCGCGAAAGCCGGAATAGGGATCATCGGCCACGTAGGAGAAGCGGACCTCGGAGAGCTTGGCGTCGTGCTGGACGAAGCAGAGGTTGGCCTTGGCGAAATTGAGGGACCGGAAGATGAAGTCCTTGGTCCTGCCGTCACAGATGGAGCGATCGGAGGCGCCATCGTGGACGTAAATGTCGTTTCGGTCGAAGACGTAATGCATCCCGCCGACCTGGACCGCGCAGTTGGCGTTGATCATGCCACGGTCGTCGAAGAGCTTGCGGAAGACGTATATGTCGTTCCCGCCAACGTAGCTCATCATCCAGGTGGAGGAGGTGCAATAGAGGATGAAGTTGTCGCGCAGCGTCAGGCCGTCGACAAGCGGGTGCATCATCTCGTTCAGCATGTTCTCGCCCGCCGACTTGGTGGTGTCGGTCGGGTCCCAGGATGCCGGAGCCTCGCCGAAGTAGGCGAAGTCAGACCAGCGCACCATCGTGGGGATGTAGGCGCCCGCCTTCGTGACGCCCAAGGCGACCATCTGGTCTCGATAGGGTCGAAGGGCCACGCAGCGGTCGGCCTCAGGCCAGCCGGGGAGCTGAATGAACGTGTTGTCCGAGGACCTCTTGCACATGGGCGCATGGCTCTCGCGATTGACGTAAGCCACGCCGCCCAGGAAGCTGGAGGTCACCGTTTGGGTGCTGTCGCCACCCAAGTGGCCGGGAGGCGTAAGGTCCTCGAAGGCTTGCCCATTGAGGCGCAAGAATTGCCCGTAGTCGTGGGAAACGGAGACAACCTCCTCGTACCCGACAGAGGTCATGGGGATCGCCAGGAGGTGGCCGGGTTCATGGGGAAGATCAGCCACCGATCGGTAGACTGGGCCACGCGAAACGCGGCCATTTGCAAACCGGACGTTTACCCCGCCGCTAAGGGCCGAGACGTTCTCAAGGTCGGGCGGGAAGACGTCCGGGACGAGGCCCGTAGAGCCGAGCCGTCGCACCGGGAATGTGGTCATGTCAGAGCTTCATGATAAAATGCACGCCCAGGACGGGCGGAAGGATGCGGAGCGCCACGGAATGGGTATGCTCGCCTCCCTCGGAGACGGTGTGGCTGTGGCCGCTTTCGCTGATCGAGAGGCTGTGGCTGTGGGCCTGCCCCTTACCTTCAGTCGTCGTGTAGCCCTCGCGAGTACCGCCTGAGGAGTTACCGTCGATGCTGTCGCCCTTCGTAGGGTTTGCAGCCAGGCCACCGTGGTTGAATAGGTTGTCGTTCTTATCGACTACACCGTTGCCATGCTTATGGGCCGGTATCTGGTCGATCGTCAGCGCATGAGAGCCGACTTGACCCTCATGGGTATGTGCGCCCCCGGCTACAGTGTGCGTGTGCTTGCCTGCGGCGCCCGTGGTCACCTGGTAGTCGACAGAGCCCGTCGCCTCTCCAAGGTCCACAAGGGAGCCTGCGCCGATCGGGAGGATGTTGGTCATCTTCGGCGTCTTGATGGTGCCAGTGCCGTCCACGCGGTTATGCTCGGAGCCGTCGCATAGCGCCCATCCAGTAGGGATAGTCGAGGCGGCCCCGAACCACATGCTGATGAGGCCTGTAGGCACCTGATTGGCCGCGCCGTTGATCTGGTCCTGGTTGAGGGTGATCGGGCCTGTAAGGTTCGGGAAGGTGGACTTCAGCGCCTGCTTGATCATGCGGATATGATCGTCGCCTTGATGGAGGCGGTCGGAGCCGGAAGGGTTCGCGGGATTAAGCCCGTTGATGAACGGAGCAGTCTCAAGGGCCATAAGGGGGTCTTTTAGGTCTATAAGGTCCCCATCAGAGGGGGACATCAATTGGTGAGGACACTCACACGTAAGGCAGGCGAAAGGGGCCTTAAGGTAGCCTAAAGGTACCCTTAAGGGGCCTTTTGGGTTTCCTTTTGTGGAGGACCATACTCACTTTCCATTCGGGGGGCCTTCGGGGAGCATAAGCCCCCTATAGTCCCCCGGAAGTTGCCGGCTGTGGAATGTTGTGCATAGATCGGCACTAATGCAAAACCCGCAGAAAACCGTGGCTTTAGTCCCCTCCGAACCTGGCGCTATATATAGGTGCAACCGGGGGCAAACGGGGGCTGGAGGCTGCCGGATGGAGCCAAAAGGCGGCTGGAGGGGCCCAAAAAATAATCGGGTAGTGTGTCCTCCAAAACCCGCAGAAAACCGTGTGTGTGCGTCAGGGTCCGAGTATCGACAGCAAGGGCTGAGCGAAGCGCCGATTTTCGATTTGCATTGGCCAAAATCCCAGCGGTACCGTCCGAGGCGGCCCAGGGGACCCGTGAGCTGCATTCCACATTCCATAGATATTCCAATGGCTTAGGCACCACACCGCAGACCGGCCCGAGCCCTCCCGCTCCCTTCGGCCTGCCCCTCGATCCCTCACGCTGGCTCTCGGCGACATTGGCCTGGGCATTGGACCTCACCCCCGCGTTCCCCCACATTTGCCTCCCCCACATCGTTGAAGGCCGCAGACTTCCGCCATTGGCCGCCAGATGTCCGGTCTCTCGCCCAGCCCTCGACGCCGTTCGGCCTGAGCCTGTGACGCTGCCGGGATTTCTGACTACGCGTGTAGTCGATGAGCGAGGGACTTCAGCCTCGAAAGCTGCCCACAGCCTCCTACAGCCGCCTCACGGCCCTCCCGTCACGCCGACAAGGGCCGAGGCTTTCGACGCGCTCGCAGGTCGCCTCAGGACAGCTCACGGCAGCTCACGGCAGCTCACGTCTCCATGCGCAGCTCACGCCTGCTCTCGGCAGCGATCGGCCACGGCTCACGCCGCGTCTACAGCGGACCATCGACTACACGCGTAGTCGAATGAAAAGCGAAAAAACTTCTCACTTACCGATTGTGGAGGGTTGACGTTCGGCAATCTCGCGTCCAAACATTAGTCCACAGACGGCAACACTCGCCGATCCGCAGGCCAGCACAAGGACTGACGCCATGACCAAGTCGACCATCGCTTCCATCGCCTTCGACCACGCTCTCCCAATACGTCAGCCTGCGGATCGTGCATCTGGTCCGAGCTGGGACAGTGTTCGGGACGCAGGTGTCGTTACGCTGGAAAACGGTAAGTCCTATCGCTTCCTCTGCCAACTCACGCATTACCTGCCGTGGTCCGAAGGTGGCGAGCAGCGCTACGAGGTTGAACTGCGGTCCTCCCGTGGGAAGGTCATCCTCCTTCAGCATTTGGCAGCCCTCCGCAAGGAGCTGCTGGGGCGCTTCAAGGCCCGCATCGAGCAGGCCGATCGGGACTTCGACCAGGAGGAGGCTGCCGCCACCATCTCCCTGGGCGGAAGTGAAGCAGCCGAGAACGAACCAGAGGCCGACCTGAAGATTGCAGGATGCGACCCGGATGGCGCTGATGCGTGCATCTCGACCCTAACGGCTCCTTTCGCCGGTCTTTGGGCAGAACATCTCGGCATCACTCCTGAAGAACTCCTGCGCCGCCTCAAGGCCGACGAAGTGCTCCGCTCGTCCTCACGGCTCATTTGCCAGGCACAAGCCCCCGAACAGGCCACTGACGATAACCCAGAGGCAGCGCTCATTCGCATTCTGGCTCGCGAGGCGCACGAAAGCTTCGAGCGCGAGCGTCTGGTCTCTAACGCCAAGGCCGCCCTGCGCCGCCTCAAGCCTTCCAACTAATCAACCGGACCAGGAGCAAGCCATCATGACCAATCCCTTCATCTCCTCGCTTTCGGTCTTCGGTAAGACGGAAGAGTACCTCGACGCGGCGAAGGTCGCAGATGCCCTGGCGAAGGCCTGGGGCGCCGCAGTCGGCGAATGCGAGCCTGGGCGCTATGGCCTCGGGCGTGTGATCTTCGACAGCGGCCTAACGGTCGTCATCCGGTCGGACCATCGCAAGCTCGGGAAGATCGAAGTCTTCGCCTGCTGCCCTCACCTAGAGCGCCAGCTCGACGTCTACAGCCGCCCCAAGTTCCCCAAGGCCTCGGCAGACACGGCGAAGGGCATCGAGAAGCTCGCGGCAGACCTCAAGCGCCGTGTAGTTGACGAGGCCAACGTGCCACTCGCCCAGCTGCATGGCCGCTTCGAGAGCCAGACCCAGAAGCGCGATCAGCTCCAGGCATTCGCCGATGCACTCGCCTATCAGGTGCCAGGCCTCCGGGTGGAAGTGCCCGAAGACAAGACCAAGCTCGACGCGACCCTCCGGCTCAACGTCAGTGGCCTCTACGTCTCGGGCCGCCTGTCTGCCTCGGGCTCCGTCTCTTTCGATCGGATCGACGGCGTAGGCAACGAGAAGGCCCTGGCGCTCCTCCAGGCACTGACGGGGGCGGGGGCATGACCAAGAGGCAGCGTCTCCTGCACTCGATCCTGTCGGGCATCCTGGTGGGCCTCGTGCTCGCCGTGGGTGCCACCTCGGGCCTCTCCTACGCCATCGACCGGCCCATCACAGGCTGCGCCTTTATCTCCATTGGCCTCTTCGGTGTCCTCCTCGGGGCACTCACGGGCGCCGTCGCTCAGGACCTCTCCAAGTGACCTATCCGACCATCACGCCCGCCCAGGTCCACCAGAGCCATCATGTGCTCGACGAAGGGACGCTCATCACGGACCCGATCTGCCAGCACTGCAGGAGAGATGCGACCTACCACGGGGAAGCCCTGAGGGCGCCCTGCCCTGGTTCTCGCAAGGAGCCGGAAGCTCCCCAGCGCCTCACCGACCAAGAGCTTCGTCAGCTCCTCATGCTCGCCCACGGTCACATCCACCAGTACGTGCCGCTCCGGCACTCCAAGGCCCACGATACCAGGAAGCTCCAGGAGCGCCTGCGGGCCGCTTGGGAAGGCTTGGAGCCCTCCGTCTAACCTCAGGTACCTCTCGGCGCCACGAGTGCGCCTATGATATCCACAATCGGCAATAATCCCATCTGAAAGGAATATCCACCATGGACGCAAAGACCCTCACCTCCGCATGGACCGCTATAAGCCACGCTTCGCCCCTGGTGGCCGATAGCTGGCAACTCGGCGAGTACCTCGTGGTGCGCATGAGCGGCAGCGCATCCTATGACCTCTTCGGCCTCGACAGCTACCGAGCGCTGGCAATGGGGGGCTTGGAGGAGATGAAGGCCGAGGGCGCCCGTCGCTGGGCTGCCGACATCGCAAAGCGCTTCCAGGCGCAGCAAGTACAGGCCCATGAGGAAGCGGAGAAGGACGTCAGTGTTGAGGATCACGGGTCGATCACGCTCTTCCGTCCGCGCTCCGAGGTCGCCAGGGCCTGGATCAACGACAACGTCGAGGCAGGCGCTCGGTGGTTCGGGGACGGCCTCATAGTGGAGCCCCGCTTCGTCCCCTATCTGATCGAGGGCATGGTCGAAGGCGGGCTAACTTTTGGCTAACCAGTAAGTGTCTGCAATCGGCCAATAAACACACTCGACAACATGCCTCGGCTTAACTAAAGGCCGGGGCATATTGCTGCGAAATGATCGGCAGTAATCAGAACACGTCGCAACAACAGGTCGCAGGATGAGGGAAGCTGCCACCGTAGAACGGATAGAGCCGTATGAAAGTCGAAGTAGAACGCCTGTGTGATCGCGTAATTGCAGTCTATCAAAAGCCCGAAGACGAAGAGGCGCAATGCGTCATCCTGGACGAAGAGGCCGTGGCACAGATACTCCACTTGCTCTACCCAGAGCTGGGAGACCTTACCGGCAAATCGCTACGCCTAAGGGCACAGGCCTACGGAAGGCCCCGTCTGGTAGCCTAGCGCTCCACATCCGAGACGAAAAGAAACCCCCCTGGCGCCGATGGGCACCTTGGGGGTTTTTGTTATGCCTGGGGATAGGCCCAGGTCAGCGAACGGGCGAAGTCGTCCACGTTCTTGATCAGGTCCTCCAAGGACCCTCCGTTGTCGATCCGGTTCATCGTCCGGGGATCGTAGGCGATGTCCATGGATTTGATGTCCTCGGGAGGCAGACCTCGGCCAGAGGCATCGACCCAGACAACCAGGTCGAACAGGTCACGCGATGCAAGGTATTCGGCATTCGAGCGCATCCCTACGTAGATGTCGTGGTCGACCAGGATGGCCTCGGCAAGACGGCTCCGGCCCCCTCCGTTGTAGGTCGAGATGGCCTCATACCAGAAGGCGCGGTGGTTCACGCGGTCGGCGTAGCATTCCTCCAGGCTGCCGTAGGTCACCCCACAGGCGGCGAGAGCCGGACGCACGACGCTTTCGGCGGCGAAGTAGCTGGATGACGCGAACGTGAAGCCATGGCGTTCGGCCAGAAGCTCGGCGACCGTGTCCTTTCCGTGTCGACCGTAGCCGATGATTAGGAGCTTGGGCTTGCGGGCCGCTTGGGCCGCGTTGGTGTCAATGGGAGGCACTGCCTCGGGTTCCTTGAAAATATCCCGCTGCGCCGTGTGGTTCAGCCGCGAGGGCCCACAGCCCACACAGGCCAACGGCCAGGGGGCGGCATCGCTCGTCAGGGACCTTGACCATGCGCAGGTCCAACAGGACAGCCCAGGGCCGACAGTGCGGCCCGATGGTACTGCGAAGGCGTTCATCAGTCCCCCTGGCGTTCCAGGAGGAGCTTCAAGAGCGCGGTCTGCTGCTCCGGCCCGATCACGAGAGAGTTGCTCTCGCCGTCTTCGGCCACCTGGAGGAGCGTGAGGTGCTCGTCGATCTCGACGATTTCGAGGGTGTCGAAGTTCGGTTCTTCGATGGTCATGATGTCAGGCTGGGGCATATTTGCATTCCTTCAGGCGTACAGAGCGCGGAGCTTGCGGGCGTCAGCCTCGAAAGCGGTCGCGTCGTCGATGATGTCTAGCGGGGTGAGAACAGAAGTGGAACATAGGATTTTTCCTATGCTCGTTTCGATGTCTGTAGGAAATACCTTTGTGAGAAAAATTGCCTCGGCATGTTCCCTCAGGCGGCGGGCCTGGCTCTCCAGGCGAAGGGCCGTTACTCGGGCGTCCACAGGATCGGCCTCTTAGCCCTCCGGTCCCAGTCGCCGGATCGGAGGATACGCGCCAGGCGGGCGTTCAGGAGCGCCAGCTCTTCGGGGGATCGGTCTAGCCATTTGGCCTTAGTTGGGTCCTTGTCCTTGGCGTAGGCGGCCCGGTAGGCCTCCACGACATTGGTCCAGGGATCGCCAGGCTTCTCCAGGACCTTCTTCGCGGCCACAGGGAAGATCCCAGGGCATACCTTGTAGCCGTCCGTCGTGTCGCCCATCAGGGTCTGGTAGAGCCAGAACTCCTCGGCGCTGGCGTCGTCAGTCTCGATGATCTGCCCCATGCGCCAGAGCTTGACGTTGGGCAGCGTCTGCATGTCCTTGTCGTCGGACACGATGATGCGTTCCACTGAGCTGGGCCGGGTCGCCAGGATGCCGATGTAGTCGTCGCCCTCCAGGCAGTCTTCAGAGACCACGCGGAAGTCGCCAGCCTCGCGGACGTCGGCGATCACATCCCAGTAGCACAGGGGCTTTCGGGTGGCCTTGCGGTTGGCCTTGTAGCCGTCCCAGACCTCCTTGCGGAAGTTGTTCGGGCCAGAGAAGACCAGCACGGCCTCGTCGGCGCGAAGGTCTCGGACGTAGCCCTTGACCATGCGCTCGAAGTTGGCGCGGGCCTCGGCGCGATCGGAGTGGACAACATGGACGATGTCGTCGTTTTCGTTGGGGAACCTGCTCTCCCGCTCGACGGCGGCGCAGGCCATGAAGAGCGTGAAGTCAGCGTCGATTAGGAGCTGTCGGGTCATTCGGTGCTTTCGGGCTTACCAGTGCCGATTATCGAACCAGAGGCGCATGGCCTCGGCGTGGGCCGGGAAGCACAGGTCCTCGGGGGACAAGGCGACCCTAAGCTCCAACGCCTCGGATGTGGGGCGCCATGCGTCGATCATGCGGCGGTTGAGCTGGAAGTTGTTGGTGGAGCGCACAAAGAGGAGGATGTGTCCGCTGGGGATGATCGTGGAATGGAAAAGGGCGCCAGGGGCGAGCCTCCACCCAGTCTCCTCGGCGAACTCTCGGGCTGCGGCGCTTTCGGCGCTGTCATCCAGGTCGGTCTCGACGTAGCCTGCCGGGAAAGCCCATCCTCCGGTATCAGGACGTTTGATCACGATCAGGCCCCGCTCATGGTCAGGGGTCCAGGCGGCTTGCATCTGGACCGCAACGGGCGTGGGGTTCTGATATTTCATGAGACTAGCCTCAGTGGAGGGAGCTGGAGGCGCAGCTTCGTGGCCTCACGCTGGAGCTGTTGGAGCCTGATCGCGTCATTGACCGACTGGAACTTGCCCAGGGCTCGGCGGCGGCGCTCGGCGCGTATAGCGGTATAGAGACGGCCTAAGCCGCTCATGATCTTGTGCGGCTCTACGGCGGCCATCTTTACCTCAAGGACAGGGATCGCTGTTGGCGGCCTGGAGCTTCTCGCGGTCGGCCCTCAGGGTCGCACGGTCTGCCAGGATCGTCTTCACGTCCTCAAATATGTCGCCGGTCGCTGGGCGATGGGCAGACGGGAGGGTCGAATTGTCGACCTGGGCCACCTCGCAAGGCTCGGAGATAGGCGTCAGGACTTCGACCACTGGTGGCGGTGTCGAGAACTTGGGACCGCATCCGGCCAGCGCGGCCACCAAAGCCAGCGCGAGCGCCAGCCAGACGATCAAGGCCGCCTGCTGGAACGAACGCGGCGGGAGGTGCGGGTAGGTCATCGTGGGTCGATCACCTTCTCGATAACCTGCGTGATTTCCGCCCAGCCACCCTCGTTGGAGCGCTCTGCCTTCGCAAAGGCCCGTGCGTCTTCGAGAGCGTCGAACGGCTTCTTGCCGCCACGATAGCGGACGCTGAAGGTCTGCTTCGCTCCGAGCGGCGGGCGAATGGTCGTGAGCTTGCGTTCTGGGAACATGCCCATGGTCAATTCTCCTCGGAAAGGGTGTCGTGGATCAGCTGGACGGCAGCGCGGCAGCGCCCCAGCTCATCGGTGGCCTCGGTAGTGGCCGTGAGGAGGCTCTTGGCCTGCCCCTTGTAGACCTCGGCCCGCTTATCGGCGGCGGCCAGGCGCTCCAGGTACGCGGCGCGGTCCTCTTCGGACTTGGCCTGCAGCTGGCGAACGGCGTCATTCTGCTTCGCTATCAGGACATCGCGATCGACGACGGCTGCCTTGTGTGTGGCGATCGTCGCCTCTCGGGCCTGGATGGTCTCGCGGGCAGCCGACAGGCGCTCGGTCTGGACGTATCCGAAGATGGAAGACCCGATAAGGGCGAGCCCCAGGCCTCCCGAAAGGAAGCCCAGGGCGCGGGTGGTTACCGGCGAGCCCATAGGGTCAGGCTTCGCCAGTTTTCATGACGTCGACGAAGTCCTCCAGGAACCAGCGGACCTCCTTGCCTGCCCGCACGATGGGGTAGAAGGAACGGTCTTCGATTGCCGAGATAACGCTAAGGACGGCCCAAGCCGCCAGGGCGAACGGGAACGCCAGGAAGAGGACCAGAAGCGCGATAAGACGCTGTTCGATTTGGGCCCGATAGACGGCCTTGATGCGGTCCCAGCCGATCATGGCGTAGAGCTTGGAGGTTTCGACCTTGTCGGCCACCCAGGCCTTCAGGCCGCCCCAGGCTTCGGTGACGGGCTCGAACGAATAGGCGAGCGCGTCCTTCAGCTCGCGGGCGATGTAGTGGCGCTCCTTCCAGGCTTCCTTGAGACCGTAGAAGGCAGCTGTTGCTGTCGCCCAGACGGGAAACGTGAGGGCGAGAAACGCGGTGGTGGGGCGATTGTAGCGGTAGGCGGTCATGCGGGGTACTTTCAGCGGTTCCCGACAAGGTCGAGAAATTGGTTGATGCGGATGCGGGCGTGGTCCGGGGTCATCCGGTCGTAGAGCCCGTCGAGGGATGGGGGTGTGCGGTCGCCGACACGGCGGTACGCGTTTGTCGGGATGCCTTCGGGCAACACGTCCGAGAGCTGCTCCAGGAGGATGACCGTCCCCTCGCAACGGATGTCGAGCGTGTGGATGTCGGTCTCGGAGGAGCGCCAGTGCTCGCCTCGGGTGCGGGTCCGTGAGGCCTCAGGGCCCCACAGGCGGCGTTCGCCTGCCCAGGTGAAGCCGTCGCCCCCGTTTAGAGGCGTGCGGTACTCGAAATGATCGAAGACCTCGGTCTGGTCCTCCCACTGGGAACGGACGCTCGGATGCGGACCATTCGGTAGTCCGACGTAGATACGATTAGCGACGGCACCGGACAGAACGGTCGTGACGAAGGGGTAGCGGTGGTCATGGGGGATCACCAGCTCGGGAAGGTCGTGGAGGTCGCCCTCGAAGAAGTAGACCTTCCGGGTTAACTCCGGCGTGCGCGAGAGGCACAGGTAGTCGAAGCCCCGCGTGTGGAAGTTGCGGTAGCTGTTGGCACAGATCGTCTCGATTTCGTCCATGGTTTGCCTCTCATGCGTTGGCACACGAGGCGCAGGCCGACCGCGTCTGGGTGGCGCCGCACCCACATGCCGGTGTCGGGGGAGAACTCGGTCGCGAAGAATGCGTCGAGCTGGGGGTGGCCGGTGGTGGCCGTTGGGTTGATGGTTTTGGCGAGCGCATCGAAAGCCTCGTCTGAGGCGATCGGGTCATCCTCGATCTCGTAGGCGAAGGCCCAAGCGGACAGTCGGATGCGATTGCGGCGCTCGACCTCTTCAGGCGAGCCCCAGGCTGTCATGTTCGACGCTCATTAGGATGTTCCATGATTGTTCTCCTTGCGCTAAGGGGAGCCATGGACCTGGAAAAAGCCCTACGCGTGGTGGAAGAGGCTGCCGATCAGTCGCATGTGCGCCTGGGCGCGGGCGATGACGTGGCCGAAGCCATGCGTTTCCTGCGAGACTACGGGGTCGAGAGGACCACGCTCGTCTGGTTCTGGAAGGCACTTTTCGGCGACAACGAGATTGGCCGGACGCAGAACACGAATGCAGCACGGAACCGGATCAACCTGCTCGTGGGGGAACTCAGAGGACCGAAAAATGGCCCCGAAGTCTTAGGTAACTTCAGGGCCGTTGCCGCCATTCGTTGCGCTCGAAGGGTTCAATCGCGCACTACTGGTCTGCGCTTCACGCATGGGGATAACGCAGCCGGGGATTTGGCTTGAAGTCTTTTCGACCATACTGTGCAGAAAGATTGGAGGCCCGAGTGGAAGCATCTAAACGCGAGCGTTTATTCCTATATGGCGTAGTGCCGTTGGCCAGCGCTATTGCGGGCGCCATCGTAAGTGCGCTTGCGACCAGGTACCTAGCAGCATCACCGGCACAGGACAGCTTGATGGAAATGCTGTCCGATCCTAAGCTCTCGACCTCCGAACGGCTTCAAATTCTGAAAGCGTTGAAAGATTTAGAAGAGCCGTTTTGGGGCGTGGTACGGACGTTAAGCGGCGCTCTCGCATTTGCGATTGTTTGGATAGGCGCAGAAGTGGCGGGTTGGATCAAGCGCCGCTCGTAATCCGGTCAGAACATCATTCGTCGCGTTCGGTCTTGCGTGTGATCCAGACGCCAAGGCCGCCTGCCGTGAGCACGAGGCCCATGCCGGTGCCGAAGTCCGTCGACGAGAACTCCTGCTGATGAGCGATCACTGCCCAAGCCGTCAGGAAGACTTGCGCCAGGGCCGCAAGGCACCAGTAGACGCGGGCGGGGACGTATGTTTCCCCGTCCTTGTGCGTCAGCATGTGCTTGAGCGGCGCCAGCGGCTTTAGGCCACTGAGGGCCTTAAAGATCGAGCGGAGCGGCGCCATTGGCGATGCCCTGGATGCCCGCTGCCAGCCGCACGGTGTCGATGCGGATCAACGGCAATCCGGTGGCCTCATCGGCCACGTAAGAGATGCCGACCTGGTTGAGGCTGTGCTGCAGCTCGCTTGCGAAGGAGGTGATGTTCTTGAACACCTCGTTGGCCGTGCTGATCTCGCCATGCAGGCGCTCGATTTCGCTGCGAAGGCCTTCACGGTAGACGCTCTCGCCCTTCAGCTCTTGCGACAGCTGAGTGCGGAGGCCTCCGACCTCGGCCTGGAGCCGTGCGATTTCGTCCTGCAGCTCGTCGCGCTCAATCATGAATGCTTCGCAGGCCATATCCTCGCCGTTCAGCGGGAGATTGAACTGGTCGACGGACTGGGCATTTGCGCCCAGAGCTTCCAGAGCGACGGCAAGTGCCTCGCCAGCGGTGGCAACACTAGCGAGGGTATTCAGGGAAACGGAGACAGCATTCATGGGGTTTTCTCCAATAGAGACAGCCCGGCTGCAGTAATGCGCCAGGTCCTGCCCCATTCGTTGAGGGTGTTGTTGTGTTTGACAGTGAGAAGCCCGAGGCACGCCGCGACAGCGACGTCTTCGATAAACCTTCGGGCAAAGTCGGATCGGGTAGTAAAAGGGCTCTCCCACGCCCGTCTCAGGACGGGGAGAAGCCGCTCGTATTCTTCAGTGGCAATCGGCCCAGCTGTGGCCGTGTTTGGCTTCGCCATCGAGCTGGCACCTCCATTGTGGGAAAGGGTCGCCTGCCTTCTGGGCACATCGGACAACGATCTCGGCGATCTGCTCCTTGATGCCCCCTCGGGAGGCGATCTGGATTTCGTCGTGTATCCATCCGAGGAACACGTAGTCGCCGTCCCAGCCATGCTTGAAGCCAGCCGCCTGGAGGGCGTCGTCGGCGTCAGCGATCCATTGCTTGCAGATGACCGCACCAGCGGACTGGAGCAGGACGTTGAGGGCCGCATGGGACGAACGCACCGGAAGGACGCGTCCGTCGAGGCCCTTGAGCCATCCCTTCTTGCTCGCGTCTTTGACGTACTTGATGAGCTTCGAGAGAGCCGGGAACTGCTTCAGGAAGCGATCGCGCAGCAACTGGCCCTTGTAGGCCCAACGCAGCTGTTGCTTCGTGGGACGTGCCTCGAAGTTGCGATCGGCGCGGCGGAACAACTCCTTACGCATCGCTAGGTAGGCCGCGAGGTGCGCGGGGTCAGCCTGCCAGGCCTTAGCCTCCTCCTCGGAGACGCCTGCCAGATAGCCGAGGTTCATATCGCCGGAGCCGTAGAGGAAGGCGTAAATGAAGGTCTTGGCGACCTTGCGGAACGCCTCGTGCTCGGGGATTTCGATGTCGTGGCCGTTCTCGTCCTTGCCCGCGTACCTTTCGGTATCCATGGGTAGGCCGAAGAGAGCCTTGGCGTTCTCCCAGTGTACGTCCCCAAAGAGGACCGTCTGGATGTACGCCCCGCCGTCGAAAGCCGCCATGAAGGAGCCCAGGCAGCGAAGCTCAAGGCCCGATTGGTCGGCGCCGGTCTGATCCCAGCCCTTGGGCACGGTGAACAGGGAGCGGCATTCTCGGCCAAACTCGACGCCTGTGGCAGGCACCTGACCGACATTAGGGTCCAGGTGGGACGCTCGGCCCGATACGGTGCCGTTGGTGTTGTAGCGCCCGTGGATTTTGCCGTTGCGGACCAGCTTGAGCCAGGCCTTCTTGCCCTCGCCCAGCTGCCCTATCCGCTTCTGGATCATGAAGTAGCGGGCGAGCGCCTTGGCCTCCGGGTACGGGAGGGCCGTGAGGACGTCGTCGTCGATCTTCGGCTTTCCGCTCTCGGTGTAGTCCTCAGGCTCCCAGCCGTACTTGGCCTTGAGCCTATCGGCGATGTGATCACGCGAAGCCGGGTTGAACTCGATCGTCTCGAAGCGCTCCACAGGGACGCCAGCGACGTACCCCTTGGTCTTGTTGTTGCGCTTAGGGATGAAGTCGGGGAGCTGGATCGTCCACGGCGGGAACAGGCCACGCAGGGATGTTGAGAGAGCGTCCCTCTCGGCGCAGAGGTCCAGGTAAAGCTCCTGGGCCGCCGCTTCGTTGAACGGCCATCCGTTGCGCTCCATTCGGGCGCACAGCGTCTGCACGCGCATTTCCAAGAGGACCGATTGCGGGGTGGGCCTCTCGGCCATCAGGTGCTTGTAGAGGAGCAGATTGAGCCTGCCGTCCTGGATCATGTACGCGTGCATGTCCGGGTTCCATTCGGCCCACGGATCGAGGCCCTTGGCCTTCATCTCCTTGGCGTAGTCGCCTTTCCGCTCAGTCCCGAGGCGATAGCCCCAGCTCTCAAGGGTGTGCAGGCCGCACATCCAGCCGGGGAACTCCTTTGGGACCTTTCCGGGGTATGGGGCGGCTACAGGGGTAGGGATGCCGTCTGCCTCGGCCCGCTCGATGCGGTACTTCTCCTGGGTGTCCCACTTGGCCTTGGCTGCCAGGTGTTTCTTCCACTTCGACGCGACTTTGACGTCGGTGTTCTTCTGGTCACTGAAGACCAGGCGAGCGAGGTTGACGGTGTCGATCGTGAGGTGGACTGGAGGCGGCTTGATGCCGTAGATTTTCTCGATGACCTGGAAGTCGTAGCCGATGATGTTGTGGCCGATCCAGACGATGCCTGGGGTCGTGTACAGCTCCAGGAACTTGCCGATTTCATGCGGCTTGAAGTCGAAGACCTCTTCCGTATCGACGTCGATTGCCACCGCGCAGTGAACGCGTGTGACGGTGTCGAGAAGGCCGTTAGTCTCCAAGTCGAAGACCAACTGCCTCCCCGCGTATGGGGAACTCATTTTAAGGGTACTCAAGTATTCGGGCAGGCCCAGCGGCGCTTCAGTCGGCGATACGCGCGGGTTCTAGGTGAATGATGCTTTTACTATTTTTTAAGCCGAATCAGTCAGAAAGACAGTGACCGAGGCGCTGGGGTACAACACAGGCTCGGCATCAAGATCGAGACTGGAGCATACAATGAGGTTCATCAAAAAGCTGCGCCGTGACGAAAAGGGCGCCACCGCCATTGAGTACGGCCTGATCGCTGCTCTTATCGCTGTTGCTGCCATTGCAGCCATGCAGGGTCTCGGCGGCGAGCTGCGCTCGACCTTTGACAAGACCACTACCGCGATGAAGACGCCCGCCGCGTCGTAAATCCGGCCTGGGTTGTTGGGGAGGTTTGCTCCCGTACAACCGCACTTATGGCGGCTGGCAGGATTGCAGTCCCGGCCAGTCGTCTAAACGCGACGGGGGCAGGTCTCATATCCCCCGTGGTGTACCCGAAGCGGCGAGAAGGTCTCTCTTCTCGCCGCTTTTCGTTCGCCTAAAGCTCCAGAGGGCCGCCTACGTCGGGCTCCCATGGGGGGATGTCGCCTCGACGGTGTCCTCCACTGCCCTCTTCCCGGTCGCCATAGTAGTCATCGGGAAGGTCTCGCTCGACCAGCTGTCCGCTGGCGACGTCGTAGTGGAGAGAGATGGTCGCGCCGTTATATCGGCCCGTGTAACGGTCCTTGACGCAGCGCAGGATCGAGTAATTGCGGTACTCGGGCACCTCATGCTGTGTGTTTCGCTCCAGGCCGAACGCGTAGTGCGGAAAGGCGCCCATTGCTCGGGAGCCCTTGAAATGCCGGAGGCTCACCTGCCCGCCCTCCTCGTGCGGCTTCCCGTCCGGGGTGGCGAGGTGGCAGAGCAGCATGATGATGATGTTCAGCTCTTGGCAGAGAAGCGCCATCTTCTTGATGATGCCCTCGACAGACGCACGTTCGTTGGTCTCGTCGACCAGGGCCGTCATGTTGTCGAGGTAGACGATCTTCACGCCCTCGGAGATGACCAGGTATCTGATCTTCTTCTCGACGTCGTCCCAGGCCGTGCTCTCGAAGTTGCCTGCGAAGATGAGGTTCGGCGATGCCTCCAGCCGGTCTAACGCCTCGTCCAGCTCCTGCTGGCTGTAGCGCTCGTCCTCCGGGAGGTCCTCCACGGGGATGTGGAAGGGGCGGCCTGCGATCTTACCCGCAAGGCGCTTCAGGGTCTCGACTGGGGGCTGCTCCAGGTAAATGACAGCCGTCATGATGCCGAGCGACAGGGCATCATATGAGATGCACTGCGTCGTCAGGTCAGTCTTACCGATCGAGTTGCCTGCGCCGAGAGTGTACAGCTCGCCATAGCGGCGCCCGAAGGTGATCTTCGTTAGACCGGGGAGGCACCAGGGGATGCCACGCTCCACAGGCCTGCGGGCCTCGGCGATCAGGTCCTTAACCCGGAAGATGCCCTGAGGGACGAACTTCTCGGCGTTGAAGAAGGCCGACTGGATCGCACGGCCATCGCCAGCCATCAGGGCGCTGCGGGCGTCCTTGTGGCCGATGATCTCGCCGATGTAACCCTTACCAGGCGGAAGGAGAGCGGCAGCGCGTTGCGCCCACTCTCGGCCCGTCTCGTCACCGTCGAAGATGAGGGTGACCTTATCGAAGCGGTCGATCCACTGGTAGTGATGCCGCAAGACATCCTCGACGCCTTTCGCCCCTGTGGTGCCGCGCGACAAACAGGATGAGAGCGCAGCGTCAATCAGGATGAGAATCGGGTGTTGGGGTGTCGGCGGAGGGCGGAGGGCGTAGCCCGAGGC